ACCTCCGTGCTCCATTCGAACGTCAGCGCGTTCGTGTCGGCACGCCTTGGGTCTACGTAGTGTGACTTGTAGGTGATGGTCACAATCTCATCCACAGCCACGTTGTACAGAAGGGTCAGTGCCTTGGTGGCACTGTCGATGGTGTAGTCCGTACCCAGTACCAGGTTCGTCACCACGTTGTTCAACAGCGACTTCACGGTCCATACAGTTTCCACGAGGTCGCTGCTATAGTCACCTGTCGGCAGGATTCCCTCAGGGTCCTGTATCAGCAGCTGTGGTCTCAGCAGGTAGGGTGTCAGGATGCGGTTAGGCTTCCATGTTCCCGTCGTTGCGTCGAACTTCTGCTGGTTGGAGCCTCCGAGCTCCTGCATCTGGAATGTTGCCGATAGCGGTTGGTATATGACATGACCGCCTTTTTTCTTTATCTTTATCATAACTCAATAGGATATTCGTTAACGTATGTTCCCAATTCCGGTATGGTAATCGTACAGCGGAAAGCCAGATCTGAGCCAGGGCCCCACCCACCCGGTATGTCCGAATCGCTGGAGATGTCCACGCTCAGCCCCGCATTCGCATGCTGCAGCTTCCATACGGCATCGCCTGCCGTGTCGCTGCTGATGCGCTCCCATGTGACGTTGGCCTGCCCGATATCCTCCAGCGTGAGCAGCATTTCCGCATTCCACAGCCTTGCCATCAGCGTGGTTGTCCAGCTGCTGCCGTAGCGGAAGAAATCCCCATTTGTGGAAACGATCTCGAAGGTGACGTTGGCACCTCCCAACAGGCACGTCCACTGCGGGTTGTTGTAGCGTGGCGCGAGCCCTGCCGTTGTCCTGTCCACGGAGCATTGCCACAGGCAACCGCCATACCATACCCTGTCGGTGAAGTAACCCTGTGCCGTGCTGTCGTAGCCGTGGATGTACACCCTCTCTGGGTCCCACGGACCACAGTCGCGCGGTGTATAGATGGGATTACCCTGGTAGTCAATCTTGATGATGTCCTGGACTATCAGTCCTCGGGCATAGAGATACGGATGGCGTTTGTTGATGGGCAGGTCTCTGAGACACTCGAGGTCAGGTGGTACACCTATGAAAGCCGAGTAGTTCGTGTCATCGATGATGGGCTTGGTGACTCCCTGCAGGAACAGGAAGCGCCCGTCGTTCGACGATACAAAGAAGACGTTCTGGCGGTCCGGATCCAGGGAGTTGCCCCAGCGCACCACGCGCGCTGCTGCCGACGGAGGGTAGTTGGTACCACCCTGCACGTCGGTACCGGCATACATCACCACCGTCATGCTGTTGCTCACGGTGTCCACGCTGTTCACCCTCATCCATGTGGTGCGGTAGGTGCGTGCGGTATCGAGGTTGTTGACGGCACTGCGCAGCACGTCGTTGACATGGAACGGTATTGTGTCGTTGTCATGCACCTTGCGCATATACAGGCGGTACTCCCCGTCGCCCAGGAACTCCACGTTCTCGATGATGCCCCTGTCGGTGAAATAGGTGTCACCCTCCAGCACGTTCTGGTGGTTGAACACCAGCTCCGTGAAGATGGCGGAGCCTTCCACGAAGATGCTTCCGCAGGTGATGGAGCCGTCTGGGTTCAGCCGTATGTTGTTCGACTCTCCGATGACAGCGCCACCCAGCAGGGTCAGCAGGAAGTCGGTACCGTCTGCCATGTCCTTCCTGAGGAACGGTGCATCGGTACTGAGGAAGTATTCCAGCAGCATGATGAGGGCATTGCCGATACGGGTTGCCGTATTGGCGTGGGTCATCCGCTCGTCACGGATCACCTCGAGGAATGCTTTTATGCGTCGCTGCTGCTCTGTCATCGTCATTTTTTTATTGCAAATATAAAGGAATGGCAACTGATACGAAAATACCTACATCCTCGACAGTGCGGGTGTGAGTACCGTGCCTTTGCTTCCCATCACGCTGACGTTGCCGAACATGGCACCCACGACGTTGGAGAGGGTACCCATGTATGCGCTTCCGTACAGCTCTGTCTCCACGCGTGTCAGCACCCCGATGCTGCTCAGGTAGCGGGGTGTGAACCAGTCCCTTCGCTGGCGTGCCTTTCCCAGCTTGTGCTCCTTTCGGTATGCCTTGCCCAGGAACTGCAGTCCGTTCTCATCATCCTTTCCGCTGTTGCCGTGGCGGTAGCCCTTGCCCACGCCACGTGCCACGAAGATGCCGTACATCATGAACTCATGGGCTATCTGTATCTGTCCGCCCGTATCGGTGACGCGCTGTGAGAAGCTGTTGTACAGCCTTCCCGTGTCGACGATGTTCAGGCGCTGGATGTTCTCTCTCCAGATGGTGACCATCATCTCCGACCATCCCCTTTCCCATGCGCGGATATCCTCCTCGCTGACGGGTCGTTTAATCTGCCGTCCACTGCTCATCGTCGTATATCAGGTCTACGGGTTCCGATACATAGAGGGTGAAGAACAGGCCCGTCATGCCACTGAGGTAGTAGCGTCCCAGCTCCTGGTTGGGAATGGCCTGCGTGTCGAAGCTCATCATCTTGTCTGCGTAGCTGTACTTGTCAGCCACGATCTTCGACACGAACTGTAGGAAGATGGTACGGCACAGGTCCAGCTGCTGCTGACGGTCATCCATGTCCTGGTAGTTGTAAGCTGCTAGGATGAATACGGTGAAAGCCCTGCGCTTGGTGAAGCCGTAGGCACCGTCGGGCGATGCGAGGTTTCCCGTGTTGGTGTCGCTGATCGCGATGAAGCGCTCATTGTCACGGTAATCCTCCAGCAGCCCCTCGAGGTTGTCGGTATTGCTGATAACCACCGGCTTGAAGCCTTCCATCTTCGCCAGCTTGTTGTGCTCTGCCATCTGGGTGAAATAGGTGATGGCGTCAAACATTCCGTTTTCCATACTTGTTTTTGAATTCCTCTGACTCCTTGGCCTGCGCGTCCAGCTCAGTGAGCGCCAGCCAGGTATCTACATTATATATTTTCTTGACCTTCGTCACGTCGCCCTTGGAGAGCAGGCGTATCATGGCGTTGGTCATCTCCAGCTGCGACTGTCTGGTACCGGCATCCTGTCCGTCGCTGACGGGCTTGAGGAAGTGGGTGAAGACAGAGGCATAGTATTTCTTGATGGCCATGAACCAGAAGAGTACGCCCAGCAGCTCTGCAGGTTCCGCGCTGAACGTCTTCCCTTCGGGGATGTCGTACAGCTGCTGTGCCATCATCTCCAGCTTTTTCTCCTCGTGTGTCTGCAGATAGGCCTGGTAGTAGTTCTCTGCCTGAATGTATCTGATGAAGGGCAGTGTTCTCAGCCACTGGTCTGCAGCCTTGCATCCGTCGATCTCCTCGAGGCGTATTGTCATGTCCTCGGGGTGTTCGAGCCACTCCAGGGCCTCCATCATGGACGGCAGCAGCCCGTCTGCCAGCACGAAGGTCTTCTTGGTCTTGTTCTCCCGGCACAGCCATCCCCCAGGGGTATGCCTGACGGCCTCGAGGTCGCAGAACCAGAGCAGTGCTCCCATCTTGGCATACAGTATGCCGTCGGGACGGTCTGAGAACATCCACAGCAGCTCGAGCACCTTTCTCAGCTGCTCCTGCTGCTTCAGCTCCCCCCATCCCATGGGGACGGTGAACGACATGCGCTTACATAAAGAAGAACGTCGGGTCTTCTTTCCTGTTCCTGTATCTCTCGCCATGGCGTGCCCTATAGGTTTCAGATGCGGTATATACGGGATAGCTTGCCGGATAAGCCTCCAGCTGCCCTACGATATCATCCAGCCGGTTCTGGTTGGGCGACTTGTCAAGCTCATAGCTGCTGATGAAGCCACCCGTGAAGCTGTTGCACTTCTGCAGGATGATGATATCCGCATTGTCGAGCGTGGCGCTGCGCATCCTCTTCAGCAGCTCTTCCATATACTCCTCGGAGATTGCTTTACGCAGGAATGCATCAGCGGTAATGGATAAACCTCTGGCTTTCTGCCAGTTGTCGGCAGTATATGGAAGAGTTGTATATTCCCTTAGGTTGCTGATATGCCAGAAGAGGCACTGGATGCTCTGGCGTGCCTGAGGAGTATCACCCCATCCGGTACGGATCGTCATGCAGTGGATGATTTGGCACAGGCTCTCTGCAGCCCTGAGGCGACAGTCATCCATGAGTGCGTCGACGCGTGCCTTCGAGGCGGGAGCCATCGATGCGGTGCTGACGATGCCGAATCCCGTAGCTGTCAGTACCAGGTCGAGCGAGCGTATGGACTGCACGAAGGCCTCCAGACATACATAGCGCAGCACCTCCTTCTGCAGGGGACCCTCTGCGTCCAGCTCTGCCTCGAGCGACGGTGCCACCACCTTTTCTATCAGACGGTCATAAACTACCTTGAACTGTTCGGCCAGCCTGCCATACACGCTGTCGTTGCGTTCCGGCATCTTGGCTGCAGGGATGAAGGCCTCGAAGACCTGCTTAGTTATTTTGTCCAGTATCTCCATTGTTATCATCTGTATTGTTAGACATGTTCGTTTCCTTGGCATCGGTGTTCTTGTCGAGCGTGGTCAGCATGATCATGGGCACGACGGGAACCACCTTCTCTTCCCATCCGTTGAACCAGATGACGGTGTTGTGCAGGGTCATCATCATATCGTGAGGGAGTGTCTCCAGCGCCTGCTTCATGGTGAACAGCTCGCGCTTGTCAGAACCCGAGTTGTTCATCTGGCTCTTTCCAGGAGTGGCACCAGCGAGGTTAGGATGTACGTTATCGTCGTAGCACAGCACGTTGGAGGCCTCTGCCACGTCGT